GGGAGGGCGCCAAGACCGTCGACGGCGTGAACGGCGCGATCCTGGCGGGCGCGACCACGGCGGCGCGGCGCGCCGGGTGGTATTCGCGCAACAACCCATGGGTCTCGGCAGCGGTGGACAGCCTGGTCGGCAATGTCGTCGGCGCCGGCATCAAGCCGCAATCCACCCATCCCGACCGCGCGGTGCGCGAGCGGCTGCAGGCGCTCTGGCTGCGCTGGACCGATCACGCCGATCCCGGCGGGCTCGCCGACTTCTACGGGCTGCAGGCCATGGCCGTGCGCGCGATGGTCGAGAGCGGCGAGAGCTTCGCCCGGCTGCGCGTGCCCTCCGAGGCGAACGCCGTTCCCCTTCACATCGAGCTTCTGGATCGTGAGCAGGTGCCAACGGACCTGCACCGCGAGATCGGCGGCGGGGCGCGGATCCGCGCGGGCATCGAGTTCGATGCCGCCGGTCGCCGGGTCGCCTACCGGGTGTCGTCGTCTCGCCCGGGCGACCCTCTCGGGTCGCACCGCATCGACCCGATCCGCGTCCCCGCCGCCGATTGCCTGCATCTCTTCAAGCCGCTCGCGGCGGGCCAGCTGCGCGGCATCACCTGGCTCGCGCCGGTGCTGCTGCGGCTCCACGAGCTCGACCAGTTCGAGGATGCAGCGCTCGTGAAGGCCAAGGTGGCGGCGCTGTTCACGGGCTTCATTACCGACCCGGACGGCACCGCGGGCGGTCTTTCCGGCACAAACACCGGCGGTACACTGAATGTGGGCATGGAGCCCGGAAGCCTGATCCCGCTGCCGCCCGGCACCGATGTCCGCTTCTCGAACCCGACCGAGAACGAGGCCTATGCCCCCTTCGTGAAGAACCACCTGCGCGCCGTGGCAGCGGGGCTCGGCCTGCCCTACGAGCTGGTCTCGGGCGACCTCGAGGGCGTCACCTATTCCTCGATTCGCGCCGGGCTCATCGAGTTCCGCCGCCGGGTCGAGCAGCTCCAGCACAACGTGGTGGTGCATCTCTTCTGCCGCCCGGTCTGGGAGCGGTTCGTGCGCTTGGCCGTTCTGACCGGCGAGTTGCCCGCACGTGACTTCGACCAGAACCCCGAGGCGTATCTCGGCTGCGAATGGTTGCCGCCGAAGTTCGACTACGTCGATCCGATGAAGGATGTGCAAGCCGAGGTCATGGCAATCGATGCGGGGCTCAAGAGCCGCAGCCAGGCCATCTCGGAGCGCGGCTACGACGCCGAACAGGTCGATGCCGAGATTGCCGCCGACCGGAGCCGCGCGGAGGGGCTGGGCGTGAGCTTCGGCCAGGCGGCGCAGACGCAGGAGACCGACAATGACTGAGGCAGCAGAACTTCTCGCCCGCCGCGCGACGCTCGCCCCCGCCACGGCCGATCCCGAGGCCCGCACCGTCGAGGTGGTCTGGTCCACAGGCGCCCCGGTGCGCCGCCGCGACATGGCCGGGCAATACATCGAACGGCTGAGCCTCGCGCGCGAGGCGGTGGACCTGTCGCGGCTCGAAGGCGCCAGCGTGCTCGATGCACATCGCCAGGGTGCGGTCGGCGATGTGCTCGGGTCGGTTCGGAGCGCGGCCGTCGATGGCAAGCGTGGCACGGCCCTGATCCAGTTTTCGGCGCGGCCCGAGGTGGAGGCCGTCTGGCAGGACGTCGTGGCAGGCATCCTGCGCCATGTCTCTGTCGGCTATTCGGTCGAGGAATGGACCGAGACGAGTGAGAACGGCGCGCGCGTGCTGACCGCAGTGCGCTGGACACCCCACGAGATTTCGCTGGTACCGACGCCCGCCGATCCGGGCGCCCACATTCGCATGGAGACAGAGATGACCGATACGACAAGCACTGTTGCGGCCAACAACGCTGGTCAAAGCCACAGTGATATCGTTGAACCTTCCAACGATGTGCAAAACCGCACGAGCACCGTTCCCGAAGGGAACGATGCAACCACCCGCGCCGCGACCAATACCGAGATCCGTTCCATCGCCCGCGTCGCAGGCCTCGACCAGTCCTGGATCGACGGCCAGATCGACGCAGGTGCCGATCCCGACAGCGCCCGCCGCGCTGCCTTCGAGGCGCTGGCGAGCCGCAGCGCGCCGACCATCCGCAGCGAGCAGGTCCGGGTCGAGGTGGGCGAGAGCCAGGACGATCCCGCCCTGCGCGCCCGCCAGATGGGCGAGGCGCTCTATGCGCGCATCAACCCCCGCCACGATCTGAGCGAGCCGGCCCGGCGCTACGCGTACTCCACGCCGGTGGATATGGCGAAGGAGCTGCTGACGCTGCGCGGCGAGTCCACGATGGCGCTCTCGCCCGCGAGCCTCGTGACCCGCGCGCTGCATACCACGTCGGACTTTCCGATCATCCTCGGGGACACGGTCGGCCGGGTGCTGCGCGATGCCTACCAGACCGCGCCCTCGGGCATCCGCCGTCTCGGGCGTCAGACCACGGCGCGGGACTTTCGGGCAGTGAACAAGATCATGCTGGGCGAGGCCCCGCTGCTGGAGAAGCTGAACGAGCACGGCGAGATCAAGACCGGGACCATGGCCGAGGCGCGCGAGGCCTACAAGGTCGAGACCTGGGCGCGCAAGATCGGCATCACCCGGCAGGTCCTGGTCAACGACGACCTCGGCGCCTTCTCTGACCTCGCCCGGCGCATGGGGCAGGCCGCGGCCGAGACCGAGGCGCGGATCCTCGTCACCCTCCTCGAGGCGGGCAGCGGCAATGGCCCGACCATGTCGGACGGCAAGACGCTGTTTCACGCCGATCACGGCAACAAGGCGGGCGCGGGCGCGGCGATTTCCGACGCGACCCTCTCGGCCGCCCGGCTGGCGCTTCGCACGCAGAAGGGTATCGAGGATCGCACGATCCGCGTGACGCCCCGCAACCTGCTGGTGCCGCCCGCGCTGGAGACCACGGCCGAGAAGTGGCTTGCGACCATCGCGCCGGCCACGGCCACGGACGCGAACCCCTTCTCGGGATCGCTGAACCTCGTGGTCGAGCCGCGCCTGTCGAGTGCAACGCGCTGGTATGTTTCCGCCGATCCCGGCGAGATCGACGGGCTGGAGTTCGCTTACCTCTCGGGCTCCGAAGGGCCCCAGGTCGAGAGCCGCTCGGGCTGGGATGTGGACGGTGTCGAGATCCGGGTGATCCTCGATTTCGGCGCGGGCTTCATCGACCATCGGGGCTGGTTCATGAACGCCGGGGCGTGAGGATGGCCGACCTCGCCCAACTCACCGCCTGGCGGGACGCCCTGATGGCCGCGCGCTATCGGGGCGTCCGCACCGTCGACTACGACGGCAAGCGCATCACTTACGCCACCGACGGCGAGATGGCCACCGCGCTCGCGGACCTCGAACGCAGAATTGCGGGCGCCACGGGACGCATCTCTGTCGTCCGCATCCAATCCTCGAAAGGGATCTGAACCATGAAGACCTACATCCAGAACGGCCACGTCATCACCGCGACCGCCCCGGCAGGCGGCATCACCTCGGGCGACGCGCTGATCACAGGAAGCATATTCGGCATCGCCGCCTATTCGGCCGCCGAAGGCGATCCGGTCGAGCTCGCCACAACCGGCGTCTACAAGCTGCCCAAGGCCAGCGCCGCGGTGCTCGCCGTTGGCGCGCGTGTCGCGTGGGACAACACGGCGAAGGAAGTCACCACCCCGGCCGCGGGGCGCTTCCCCATTGGCGTCGCGGTGGAGGCAGCCGGAAACGGTGTCACCAGCGTCGCGGTGCGGCTGGATGGAGTGGCGACGGCAGCGGCGTGACGTTTTCGTGGATGTTGCGGTCTCCAACCTTCTCTCGGCCGTGGGCATGTTGGGCTCTTCAATATGCCCCCAGCCGGATGTCTCCGTGTGGAACATCCCGTAAACATCCGCCCTGACCCGTGTCGCATTCGTGTTGCACGGAGCAGCCGGGGCTGGTCGTAAGCCTTTGGCATCTTTGGGGAGTGCGCGGGACGGCATTGCAACACGAAAAAGGCGCCCACTGGGCGCCCATCGTTGGCCTAAGCCTTTGATATTTCGTGGTATATTGGTGGTTGCGGGGGTAGGATTTGAACCTACGACCTTCAGGTTATGAG